CATGACGTTGTGATGCCGGACGCGCATCAGGCTGACCGTTATCAAGCATTGAACTTGACCCGGCAAACGTGCGAATTCCGCATATTTCGTGGCAGTCTCCGGGCTGACCGCATCCTAAAGAATCTAGAAACATGCGACGCGCTGATACAATGGTGCTATGATCGTCCGGCGCACGCGATAATTGATCCGGTCACGTTCTTGGGTTACGTCATGGAGCGGGCGCGCGACTGGCCGAATCTTTCAGAATTCATCAACGAGACTGGCCTAACACAGGATTTAGCTTAATGTGTCTAATCATTCACAAGCCCGCCGGGGTTCCTGTACCTTTCGCCCTGCTCGAATCAGCATGGCGAGAAAATCCTGACGGCGCGGGCGTTATGTACCATACCGGCGAAGCGGCCGAAGTGTACAAAGTAACGCCAGGCGCCTGGGCCGACCCAGTTACGCATCTGGCGCGCGTTCTTGACAAACTCGAAGCCAACGAGGTGGGCGTACATTTCCGGTGGCGGACGCATGGCCCGATAGACGATGATAATACGCATCCCTTTCCGATACCCAAAACGGGGGGTTGGGTTATGCATAACGGGGTGCTGCGCGTAGGCCCGGGATACGCAGACGTATCGGCGCGCATGTCTGACACGAACTTTTACGTTCGTGACGCGCTACGGGCCGCGCCGGGGGTTGACAATGAGTTTTTCTGGCGGCTGGTAGGCTCCGACATAGGGATGCAAAACAAGTTGCTAGTAATGGACGCGGCCGGAAAATTTGCGCGCGTCAATGACAACGGCTGGCCCCAGTATCATGGGTTGCGGCTGTCGAATACGCACAGCATACCGGAGATGGCAAACTATCGCGCGCCCTATGTGTACACGCCCGCCGCCTACGGGCGGGCGGACCCGCGATCGGGCAGCGCGGCGAGCGAATATCTACTTGAATACGACCGCGAGCGCGGGTACAACTGGCCGCCCGCGCGGCACGTTCCTCCGCTACCGCGCGCAAAGTCGCGCCCGGTCGAACCGGTCACACCATCGAGCGCGCCCGCCAAGCTAACGCGCAAAGAGCGTAGGATATTAAACGAGTGCTTGCGGGTTGGAACTTGGGAGCCTTTCGCAAGGTTGCGGCCATGACGCTCCCATATCGCGCGGCCCGCGCGGCCCTTAACATGATACCGGGCAGAATCGGCCGATGGCGGATTGCGGTATCCGCGCGGCCGGAGCATCGTGGCAATCTGGCCGCGGTAGGATACGACACGCTCTGCGCGTCCACTATCCCGGTCTGCCTCCTGGCGCCTGGCTCTATCGCCCTCTTTGATATTGCCGGAGGTACTAACATCGACCCAACCGTCCCGCGTCAGCGTTTTTTGGAGTGTCTTTGCCCGACTAACCGCGGCCGCCATCCGCACGCCTATACGGTCAGTCCTACCACGTTGCATCTACTACAGGCCCGCGCGTCACAGATCGGACCGGTACCGGTCAGGATTAGCGGCCCGGTCACACTCGCAACCTATTTCGGGGAATTGCAATCGCGGCCCGGTAATCAATACCGGCAAGGTGCGGAATTGTTACGGCTATTTAACCGGACAATAGGCGGAACGCGCCCAACATGGCCCGATGTGTTGCGGCTCTTTGCGGCCGTATGGTCGCCCGCGGCGGATGGTGACGTTGCATCGGTGCCGGACATCCTGACCCGTGTACACGCGCCCGGGGCGGATGATGACGGGAGCGAACACACTGGCGCGGACGACGGGATAGAAGAATCAGAAGATGAATGGCGCTGCGATCACTGCGGAGCGACCGACGATACATGCGGCGAGTGTACAGAATGTTATGATAGTAACGGGGAGGAGTGCCGGGAGTGCGGCCGGAGTGTTGACCGGGGTTGACAACGGGGCCGGAATAGTCTATACTCTATACGGTTGCCGCCCCGCTTGGCGGCCCCCGGAGATATGACCCATGCTTAGTAGCGTCTTGCTGATACTTGCGATTGCGTTTTTCCTGAGCCGACCGCGGGCCTGACCGTGTACACGCCCCCCCGCACCGTGTCCGACATCGGCCGCAATCTGGCCGACGGGCAGACAATCAGAACAATCTGCCCGCGATGCGGGGGCGGCGACGGCCGGGAGTTATCCTTTGCAGTTACCCGTGCCGGGGATGCTTTGCTTTTCAATTGCCACCGCGCATCATGCGCCGCTGCCGGTGTTCGCGGCGGTGCGCGTGTACACGCGGCCGGAGTTATCCCCGCCGTCTTTGCGCCGCGTCCATATCCCTGGCCCCTGGCGGTTCCTGGCGCCGGGCATTTTTCCTGGCGCTTGCTCCGCGCGTCCGGCGGCCCGGAGCTGGCGGCTCGCATCGGACTCCAACATAAAGCGGACTTCTCAGACGAGCTGGTGTGGGAGCTGAGAGATTTCGACTGGAAACATAAGGGCCATGTCTCAAGGTCCTACGTGGGCAAGACGATTCGGACGTGGCGTACGGCGCCCGGCCCGTGGTACGGCTACTTCGCGGACAAGCGCACACCGGAGCGGCTCTGGATCGTCGAGGACCCCATGAGTGCTGCGCGGCTTCAGATAGGGGGGGAAAGTGCTTTGTGCCTATTCGGCACGCACCTCGGGACGGAGCTAAGGGGGGAGGTAGTTGCTTTCATGCAACGCCAAGCCCGTGTACACGGACACCCACCGCTACTGGTGGTAGCTCTGGACCCCGACGCAACGGTCGCGGGGATGGACATGGCGCGCCGCTTGACAACCATGACTGGATATGATACCATGGCCCGGCCATTGAACAAAGACATCAAAGACATGGATGAGACCGAGCTGAGAGAGCTGTTGGAGTTGCCGCCCGCATAGCGGCCCTGTCAGGCCCTCCCCCCTTGCGGGACGGGTCGAATCCTATGCGGTGGGTTTAAACGTCCCCGACCCTGACGTTATCCGGGCAACGCTGTACCACTTGCGCCCCGGCCCCGGTATCCGGCCCCACAACGGGCCGTTATTTGAGGGGGGAACAACAAGTACCACCGGGACAGATACCGGGGGGAAAGTGGGGGAGATACGCCTAATGATTGAACGCAAGCTGGTCGCGGCCGCGCTACGGAGCCGGGGGGCGTTTGACGCCCTCAACTCCAGCCCGGACGAGACCGCGCACCTCGACACCCCGTTGCTGGAGGTATTCAACGCAGCGCAGGACTTCTACGAAATCGACCCCGAGGCGGGGGCGGTGGACCCTGACGTGCTGGCTCGGATGGTGGCGGCGACTCCCCTGAACCCGCGCAAGGGGCGGGAGATGGCGGAGCTGGTCCAGTCCCTGATGAGCGAGCCGGTGTCCGTCGAGAACATCACCACCATGCTGACCGCCCAAATGCGGGCGCGTAAGGGCATGGTCCTCGCGTCCGCTATCGCCGGGCGGCGTCCGGACGACGAGATAAAGCAAGCTCTCTCAGAGTACGAAGGAACATGGGTCGATGCGGAGGTGGAGGACTCGGGTCCTCAGTGGGGCGACGCCCTCCGCTCCCGCGTCGACCTCTCCAATCGCATCCCGGTCTCCCCTAAGGCGCTCAACGAGCACTTGGGAGGCGGGGTATGCCCGGGCCACAACCTCACCATCTTCGGCCGTCCGGAGGCTGGTAAGACGGCCCTAGCCATAACGATGGCTTGCGGGTTCGCCCGGCGCGGGGTACGGGTGCTGTACGTCGGCAACGAGGACCCCATACAAGACATAATGGTGCGGTGCATCACCAACTTGACGGGCGCTACGCTCGACGAAATACGCTCCGACCCCGACCGCTACGAGCGCGAGGCGATGCTGGCGGGGGCTGGCAATCTATTCATGCGCTCCACCAGCCCCGGCACGATCCGCGAGATCGAGGCGCTGATTAAGCAGCACCGACCCGCCGTGTTGCTCGTCGACCAACTGAGGAACATCACCAGTGCGAAATCGGACAACTACACCCAACTGCTCGACAAGAACGCCCAAGCCGTCCGGGCCCTCGGAAAGAAGTACGACCTCGTCACGATCTCAGTTACGCAGGCGGGCGATTCAGCGTCCGGGCGAGCCATCCTGGGAATGGGAGACGTCGACAGCAGCAACACCGGCATCCCCGGCGCGGCGGACGTGATGATCGGGGTGGGCGTGACGGAAGCACTTGACAGATCGGGTCAGCGTATGCTATCGTTGCCGAAGAACAAACTTGGAGCGCACTCACAAGTGCTGGTATCCTTCGATCCATACAGGAGTAAGATGAAGTGAGCTACCTTTCGTATCTTGAGACGCTAGTCGGGGTGGTCAGCCCCGAAGAGATCGAGGGCCTCGTCGGCCTCGTCGACACACACAAAAACTGGGGCGCGTTCCGTGTACAGCGCATGGCGTCGTCCACGGTGGTCAGCCTGATCGACGAGATCAAGCGGCTGCGCGAGCTGGCCGGGACCTACAAGACCGTACCGGAGGGTGCGGACCCGCTCGACATCGAGACGGTGTCCGACACGGACTTCTGTGCGCTCGAAGAGTAAGAAGCGGGACACGTTCGTACGATGGTGCCAAAGCATGAGCAACCTGTGGGGGGAGAGCGCGGAGCCCCCCTATCACCCGCTGGAGCACTACCTCGGACGTTCCAATGCGCTGGGCAGCCGTATCTTGCCGGTCACGCTGGGCGCGACGGGGTGGTGCTTTGAGTTGCGGGGCCGCAAGTTCAAGCGGCACAAGTACCGCTCATGGGAGCAGCAGTTCGTCAACGAGTTCGAGATCGCGCAGGCGTTGGGGAGGGTATCGTGGTCCTTGATTCTGGCTCTCTCCCGTGGTACCTTGACACCGGCACAAGTCCGTGGGAAGCGTACCAACGTGCAACTCACGTTACCGTTGATTTTGAGACAACCAATCGGGAGAAGGGGGACCCGTGCCATCCAGACAACCGGATCATAACGGCCTCGCTGAGCTTGAATGGCGGGCCAACGCAATCGGGGTGGGAATGCGTGGAGCGGACCTTGAAAGATTTGTCGACGCAGCCATGCGTACTGATCGCGCACAATGCGAAGTTCGAGCTTGGCTGGATGAGGCGCCACGGGATTCCGTTGCAGAACTTCCTCCCGTTCGACACGATGCTGGCCGAGTACGTGCTGGCGGGGAACCGTCCGTGGCCCCTGGATTTGGATTCGATAGCCCAGAAGTACAGGCTCGGCTCCAAGGGGCGACTGATCGACCGGCTGATGAAGGGCGGGGTGTGCCCATCCGAGATGCCAGAGCAGCTCCTAGCACAACGGTGCGAATCCGACGTATCCCTGACCACTCAGCTTTTCTACCTCCAGAGGGAGTTGCTGGAGCAGGCCGGCCTGACGCGGGTGGTGTACACGCGGTGCGTGACGACTCCAGTGCTGACGATCATGGAGTCCGAGGGCATGTTACTCGATCACGCGGCGGTAGCGGCCGAGTACGACAGTCTGATTCAGAGACGCGCGCATTTACAGACAGCCTTAACCGCGCTCGCCGCGGGGGTGAACCTTCGATCTGGGAAGCAGATGGGGGAGTTCTTGTACACGACCTTGGGCTTTCGGGAGATGAAGGACCGGCACGGGAACCCACTCCGTACAGCGACGGGGCGGCCCCGGACCGACTCGTTAGCTTTGTCCTCCCTTACAGCCACCACCGACAGCCAGAAACATTTCCTGAAACTGAAGCAGGAGCACTCCAAGATCGACTCAGCGTTGACGAAGACACTCGACTTTTTCTACAGGGTGTGCGAGGAACGGGGGGCTACGTTTCGGGCGCAGTTCCATCAATCGCGAACGCGCACACATCGGCTGAGCTCCTCCGGGCGTCGATTGGGCTTCTCCGACGGATCAGAGAGGGGGGTACAGTTCCAGAACTTGCCCCGAGCGTACAAGAGGCTCTTCGTCGCGCGGAATGGGAATCTGATAGTGGAAGCGGATGGAGCCCAACTGGAGTTCCGCGTGGGTGGCAGCCTCGCCCACGACCCGCAGATTCTGCGGGACGTGCAAGAGGGAGCCGACGTCCACCGGTTCACGGCCTCGGTTCTCCACCGGATACCGGAGGACCAAGTAACGAAGCGCCAGCGCGACGGCGCCAAGGCCGACACGTTCAAGCCGATGTACGGAGGGATGAGCGGCACCCCGCGCCAGAAGGCATACTACGAGGCATTTCGGCAGAAGTACCACTCTCTGCACTCTACCCAGCAGGGATGGACGATGTCGGTCCTGCGCGACGGGTGCCTCCGCACCGCGTCGGGCCTGACGTTCTACTGGCCGGGGACCCGGATGGACCAGAGCGGGTACGTACAGAACAGCAGCTCGATCTTCAACTACCCGATACAGAGTCTCGCAACCGCGGAGATCATTCCGATCTCGCTGGTTTACCTATTCTGGCTGGCGGCTGCGGAAACCCCCTCTGTCCGTTTTGTGAATACCGTCCACGACAGCGTAGTGGCGGAGGTTCCGGCGAAAGAGCTTGACAAGTACCGGGCTCTTGTGGTAGAGTCCTTTCTGAATCGAACCTACGAGTTCATGGATAAGGTCTACGGGATAGACCTGTACGTGCCGCTCGGGGTCTCAATCCGAGCCGGAACCCGTTGGGGTGAGGGCGAGGAAGTGGTAACATCAGACCCCTATCGGGGAGGAAGTAGCGAAGATGCGACATGAAGGCGTTGTGTTCAAGGTTTACGACAAGGTGTTCTCCGGCTGCATGACGTACAGCGTCAAGCTGGACGGTCAGCCCAAGTATCACCGGCTGGGCGGGAACCGGTACGCGGGGATCGCGGAGCCGGGCAACCGGATCGCGTTCGAGGCGACGGACAACCCGGACGGCAAGAGCACGAAGGTGACGGGCCCGGTCACGCTCTGCGCGGCACCGGCACCGGTGGCGCAGACCGCGTCCGTGGGCGGTGGGTACGGTGGTGCGGATCGCCAGAACAATATCGTGTACCAGTCCTCACGAAAGGACGCAATCGCGTTCCTGGAACTGGTCAACGCGACGGGGGCCCTCAAGCTCCCGGCTGCCCCGGCCGCCAAGCTGGGCGCCTTGGAAGCGGCACTCGACCGCTACACGGCGTTGTTCTTCGACGACGTCAGTACACTCGGCGCGGTGGTCCGCGAGGCCGAGGGCGCGACGCCCGTGAGAGCCCCGGTGGAGGCACCGGCCGCTGAGGACGACGAGGCCTGAGGGGGGTCTGGGGTACAAGGGGGGTGTGTTGATGGTTCGTGTGGTGGTCGATGCCGATGCTCTTGTCTACGCTTGCGGCTTTGCCGTAGAGCGGACGCGGTATGACGTCTCCGTGTTACGTCCCGATGGGACTACGGTCGAGACAGTCAAAGACTCGCGTGACGAGGTCGAGGCATGGCTCAGTGACGAGTCAGAGGACTCAGTCAGGCAGATAGACCGCGTGGTCGATGCTGAACCACTTGCCAACGCACTCCACCTTGTAAACCGGACGCTCACGGCGACGGACCAGTACCTGACCGATCAGGGTGTGGACTTCGACCGGATGGAGCTTTACATAACGGGCAAGGGAAACTTCCGGGAGGGGCTGGCGACCATCAAGGGTTACAAAGCCAACCGAGACCCGACCCACCGCCCGTACCATTACAAGTCGATTCGCCGCTACCTGAAAAACCGGTGGGGGGCCACTGAGGTTCAGGGCTACGAGGCGGACGACGCAGTGGCGATGATCGCCTACGAGTGCGACTTCGATCCGGCCCGGTTGATAATCGCGGCAGTCGACAAGGACTTGCTGACGATCCCCGGCCGCCACTACCACCTAAAGAAAAAGACCATGACCATCGTCACGCCCGGCGAGGCGCTGGCCTATTTCTACCGGCAGCTGATTACCGGGGACCCGACCGACAACATCGGCGGGTGCTGGAAGGCCGGGGAGAGGGCCGCGGCCTGCATCCAGCCCGGTGACGACGAAAGGCTCATGTACAAATACGCGCTGGACCTCTACACGGCCAGCTTGGAGAAGAAGGGATGCCCGTACGGAAATCTCGGCGCGGAAAGCGCACTGCTCGAAAACGCTCGGCTGCTGCACCTACGGCGGTACGTGGGCGACGTGTGGGCCCCACCCGCCCAGCGCAGAATGTGGAGTGGCGC